CCACAGCGACGGTGAGATGGAGATTGACGACAAGCAGGCCGAGACAGTGCGCAGCTACGCCATGCGCCTGCCTTACGTGTTCCGGTGCGGGCTGCTGAACGCGCTGAAATAGACAGGCAAATTGTAAGATGGGAGGCTTCGGCCTCCTTCTTTTTTTTTGGTAAACCTACGCCACCGATTCCTGCGGAATATAGAAAAAGGAAATTTTATGAAATATCTCACTTTTGCACAGATCAAGCAGCACCTCCGGCTCGACGATGAGCAGGCAGAGCTGGAGCAGGTACTGCTGGAGACATACGGAGAGGCGGCAGAGACGACGGTCATGAACCTCATCAACCGTGACTACACCTCCATCATGAGCACCTATGGCGAAGTGCCCAAGCCGCTGGTGGTCGCCGCGCTCATGCTGGTGGACGTGAACTACCAGCACCGCTCGCCCGTAGGACAGCAGAACATGTCGATAGTCCCCTACTCCTTCGACATCCTCATCAAGCCGTACATGCGGCTGACAAGTGACGCAAACGAATCAAATAATAACCAAGGATATGGCAGACATTGCAATCTTTAGAATCAATTACAAGTCAGACTTCATCCTGACGCTTCAGAGCGATGCAGGCTGGCTGACACCCTTCTGTATTAAGTTCTGGACGGGTGCCCCGTCGCAGGCTTACTTCGTAGGCTACGACGGAACGACCTACACCCATTGCGCTCCCGTCGATGGCGACCCCACGAGGCTGACGGTGCAGTTCGACAACCACAACCTGCCCATCGGCAACCTCAAGTTCCAAATCGCCTATCATTTCACTGTCGCCGACTTCCCGAATGATACAGAGGACGAGGTGATCAACCCCGCCAGTATCATCATCGAGATAGATGGCACGCCGCATCAGGTGATGCTCGACTTCCAGGGCGAGACAGCACCGGAGATTGAGTTCTCTCTGCCTGCCTACGCTAACGAGGCCCAGCGCATTGCCAACGAGGAGGAGCGCGAGCGCATCTTCGCTGAGATGCAATCCGAGAATGCCGAGGCCGTGGAATGTGCCGAGAACGTAAACGCTGAGCTGAGCGGCACAGTGCTGACAGTGACCAACCGCAACGGCAACAGCACTTCTGTCAACACGAAGGGAGAACCTGGCATCGGCATCCCGGCTGGCGGAACCACAAACCAGGTACTTGTCAAGGAGAGCGACAGTGACTACGACGTGAAATGGAGGAACGCTCCTGCGTCAGGCGTAAGCAGCGTCAACGGCAAGTACGGTGATGTTGTCCTGAACGCTACGGACGTAGGTGCGCAGCCTGTTATTCCCGACTTGAGCGAAATCCGCAGCGGGGCGGCCAAGGGTTCAACCGCTTATCAGAAACCCAGCTCGGGCATACCGAAGTCAGACATGGCAGCAGGTGTGCAATCATCACTGGAGAAGGCGGACACCGCCTTGCAACAGTCAGACCTCACTCCAATCGAGAACGACATTGATGCTATCGAGGCGAAGATTCCCAGTGCGGCAAGCGCAAGCAACCAACTTGCCGACAAGAATTTTGTCAACAGTTCCATTGCAACGAACACGGCAACGTTCAAAGGTACGTACAACTCGCTGGCAGAGTTGCAGGCGGTGACGGGAGCGACGAACAACGACTACGGCTTTGTCATCGAGTATGATGAGCAGGGCAACGAGTACTACGACCGTTACAAATATAACGGTACGGCATGGGTGTTTGAGTACAAGATTGAGAGCACACCATTCACGGCTGCGCAGTGGGCGGCTATCCAGTCGGGCATTACCTCGGGCGATGTGGCTAAACTGGCGGCACTGCCAACGAAGGCGCAACTGGATGCCCTGCTCGATGCCAAGCAGGATGTTATCAACGACTTGGCAACCATCCGCAGCGGAGCATCAGCCGGAGCGACCGCCTATCAGAAGCCATCGGGAGGAATACCCCAAAGCGATTTGTCAAGTGCCGTGCAGACATCGCTCGGAAAGGCTGACACCGCCTTGCAGTCATACAACGAGACAGATCCAGTGTTCTCTGCATCCCCAGCAGCAGGTATCACGTCAAACGACATCACGGAGTGGGACGGCAAGGCAGAGCCTACACCCGTGGTCAATCACGGCACAAGCGACACCACATTCTCGCTGACACCTAACGTGTTTCATGTTTGGGGCACGGTGACTTCGCTTACTCTCACTTTGGCGACTCCTGCTGATACAACAATAATCAATGAATACATGGTTGCGTTTACAAGTGGCAGCACAGCCACCACACTTTCCCTGCCTTCAAGTGTTGAGTGGGCAGAATCATGTGGCAGTCTTAGCGTGGAGGCATCTAAGACCTATCAGATAAGCATAGTGAATAATATCGCCCTTTGGGCTGCAATATCTAATTCTTAAAAGTATGAGCGAGTTTAGGAGAAGACTGATGATGGCAGGAGAAGCACCAAGTCCTTATGATGAGTATGGTTACATCAAGAATGGTAAGATATTTCATCTTGATGGGATAGATATTGGAGAAGTTGCAAATTCGTGGGTAGATATAGTTAATAATGTGGTATATGCAAATGTAAGTGCTACAAGATTAACTGATGGATGGTCTTTTTCTTCTTCAAAAATGACATCTGCTCCTAATTATTTTCCTGCGAGTAGTAATTATACAGTAGAAACAGTGATTAAACCTACCTCAACTGCCAAACAAGTTATATGGACAAATGTAGCTAATTCTGCTGGAGGTGCAAACACTCCATGTCTTTTGGTTTCTGGTGATGGTAGATTTGCTTTCCTTCAAAATAATGCTGCTTATAATCTTAGTATTACAACAGGTAATGCTTATTGTATTAGTTTAAATACAAGTGTTGGACTTATAAATGGGGAGGATGCTGAAAAATCTGGTACTAACTATGATTTAAATAATACATCAGCTACTGCATTTATAGGTACAAGAAATAATGGAAAACTTTATTATAAAGGTTCTATACATTCTATTCGTGTATATAATAGGAAACTATCTATAAGTGAAATGCTAAACAATCAACAAGTAGATAATCAACGATTTAACTTAGGATTAAGTATATGAGACAATATTACAAGATTATAGATGGAAAGACGGTCTTTTATAAAGACCCATTGATAGTGGACGGGATGCAAATTTACAACCCGTCAGAGGAGTTGCTGATAGCGGCAGGATGGATGGAATATACACCACCAGAGCCCGAACCAGTGGACTACACCAAATATGAGCCTGACGAATATACCATTGTAGAGAAGCTGAAACAGCTTGCGCAGGCACAGGTGGCACAGCAGACAGACGAGGAGGCACTTGGCAATATCGAGTTGTTCCCGACATGGCAATCTAAGCTCGGTGTGCAAGTCAATCAAGGAGAAAGGCTGTACTTTGATGATAAGCTCTACAAGGTGTTGCAGACGCACACACCGCAGGACGACTGGAGACCCGACACCACGGCAAGCCTATACGTGCAGGTTATTGCCGAAAGTGATGCAGGAACTATCGACAACCCCATACCCTTTGAGTTGAATATGGAACTTGTCGAGGGGAAATATTACACGGAGGATGGTGTGAAGTACCTTTGCATTCGGGCACTGGCGCAGTCGGTGTGGCATCTTGCCGACCTCGTTGGCAATTACGTTGAAGTGGTCAACTAACCGCAGATACCCGATGGCCAGACGGCTGTCGGGTATTTTTTTGCGGTAAACCCGAGACTCGAAAAACACCGATAAGTAATGGCATACACTACAGGAATACTCAAGGACCGCGTGACCATCCTGAACAGACGGGAGGCACAGCAGGGCAAGTTCGGACTCGACTCGGCAGGCATCGAGTTCGAGACTGCCGGCACGGTGTGGGCAGAGGTGACATGGGCGAAGGGAAAGCAGGCCCTGAACGCCGGAGCTCTGGATGTCTATGGCGTGAAGATGATCCGCATGCGCTGGAACACCATCGTGAACGAGCGCAGCCGAATCGTGTGGCACGGCAAGACCTACCAGATAGTTGGCGAGACGTTCAACGCCGACCGCCAGGGCAACACCATCCAGTTCCTGGCCCAACAAATCGTAAACGACAAATAACATCGAACTATGGATAGAATTTTTGCAAACTTATGGCGCAAGCGCGAGGTGACATCGGGTGTGCCGAAGACCACAGACCCGAACGATGCCAGCAACCAGCAGATCGGTGGCGGAACCTTCGAGGAGAAGAAGGTGCGCGTGCGTTCGCCGCAGATGGCACTGGCAGTATCTGCCGTCTATCGAGCCGTTGAACTGCGAGCCAAGACGG